ACCCGTCAGCGGTACGAGTGGTTATGTAGAGAAAACTTCTGCCAAAGAAAAAAAGATCGTCAAATAACCATGCAAGCAAAAACGAATTAGGCACGCTTGGGTCTATGCGTCGCAACCAAGTGCGCGGCGCTAACGGCATTTTTTCCATTTCTTGACCGTTCCACATTTCGGTATACATTTTTAAATTCATGCAACCAATAACGCTGGCCATAAGATCGCGCGCTCGACTAATTGTCGGCACACTCATTGCACGGTTACGTGTTGTGCCTTCAACATAGTTGTAGTACTGACCGATTGAGTTTGCGCCCGAGTTTTGTCCAACGTATCCGCTACCAGCCGCCGCCGCTTTAGTTGGCTGCGGTGAGATTGCTGCTTTGCTTACGGTGCGGTTAAATATGCCCATGCGCTAAGTATGCCACGCGTATCTGTTGCCCGTGTTGATAGGTGACCGCCGCAAACGTAACCGAGAAAGCATAGGTAAACGACGGCCACCCGTTTTGCATACTAGCCACTAGCCACAACGATCATAGGTTTACCAATGACCGCAGGTTTGTTAATCGTGCTGACGGCAAACACTAAGCAACGTGCTAACTCAATCGGGCCGGGTGATCGGATTGACGACAAAGATAATGCACCCTGATTTTTGACCGCTACGGCGCGTTCGCAATGTTGCGCCAACAATGTTGACCCGTCATGCCTAACCCGTTTTTCTAATATTGCTGTGCGACAAACTTGTGTCCAGCGCGTCAGCTCACGGTTGCCAACCATTTGTGATCGGTGCGCAAACTTGCTGGGCATAGACATTTCAAACGCTGGCGTTATAAGTAGTCGAGTAGTTGTGTCTTTACAAACGTCGTCAACGGCCTGCCAGCATTCCGACAAAGTATCGGTCACAAACTGTTGGCAAACTTGTATGTTGCCGTCGCCGTTTAGCGCTGCTCGAACCCCAACAAACCTGCTCTCGTCTTGCGATTGCTCTATAGCCAACACGCCGCCTTTAGGCATAGGCAGATCGGTTTTCAGACTTGCCCAAACCCCCGGCTGTAGCCAGCCGTGAGCGCTGGCAGTCCACAAATTTACTGACGAACGCAAAAATGCGTTGCGGTTAGGTTGCTCGGCTTCGGCTTGTAGCACGTCAACGGTCAGCGTGTGGCCGATCGCTGGGTTGGCTTGCAGCCAAGCGTCAACGGTCATTGGGTCAGTAGTTGCAGCCGGTGAATATTCGGCAAAATATAGCGACGACATTTTGTGATCGTCAATAGATCGCAAACCCTGTTCACGCCAACGCAACATTTCTTTGCTTGACTCGTCGCCACTTGTGCTCGTCATAAATAGCATGGGGCTACGTCGAGTACGCATGGTAGGCAACAAACCAACCGACACGGCCTCGGGCGTTACCGCCCACAATTCGTCAATGCAAACTAGGTCAGCCGTTAACCCGTGAAATGACGTAGGAGTAGCGGCGCGTACTAGCCAGCGCGTACCGTCAGGCAAATTGGCTTCGTTACGGCCAACCGCCCAAGTCAAAATAGCGCCAAAATGCTGTTCAAGAATTGGGGCGATTTTGTGAAACAATTCGATCGCCAAGTCAAGTTTGTGGGCAGTTGTAATAATCGTTTGTGGCTCGCCCCGCAATTTTGGCATCTCGGTACACCAAAAACCCACAAGGCTTTCAAGCAATTTAGACTTGCCGTTTTGTCGAGCAACCGACACCAACGCTTGCCTGTGCAACAGATCTCCGTGCTCATCATGCGCCAAAACTCCGCCGGCACAATACTTTTGCCACTCCATAAGTTCGCAATCCAAATATTCGCGCGCCCAATCAACCACACCGTTAACAAGAAATACCCCTCGCCGATCAACGCTCGTTTCTAATCTCGGCTTGTATGGCGCTGTATGTTTATGCATCGGCTGGTCAGCGCCAGTTCCCGCCAATCCTGCCAAACCCTTATGAAATAAGGCTATGGACGAGTCGGGGTCGTCTGTGTTCTGTATAAAAATACGTTGCGATGTATTTAATGCATTTGCAATTTGTGGTGGTCGTTCGTATATGCCTTTGCGTTTTAGGTTTCCATATCGAGCGCCGCGTGAACTGTTGCATGGTTTGCAGGCTGCAACTAAATTTTCTAATGCGTTGATGCCGTGTGTGTTTGCTGGCCAGCGATCTATTTCTATTAGGTGGTCTGCTGTGGTTGCTTCGCGTATGCCGCACCAATGGCAGGCTGGGTTGCCGGTTAGTAGTGCGCGTCTGTTGCGTTTGAATTCGGCTGTTGAGCGTGCGCGGTTGCGTTGTGTGTAATGGCCAAGTTGTTCTTGGTTGTGTGTGCGTCTGCGTGTTGGCATTAGTTGCTAGCGCGCGCTATCGCGCTTGCTCTCAATCGGTTGTAATTGGTCATGTTGTCAACTTTATGTTTGTGGTTTCTTTGTGTTATGTCAATCTATGTTGTGTGTAAGACCTAGTGCGCTAAGCCCCCCGTCGTCTGCCTTCACTCGACACCCTAACTCTTTAGCGCAATTTGCTTGACCACGTGTTACCACGCGTGTCATCTACCCACGTTGCCGTGTGTTACCAACCGCCATGCAACTGGCTTAGGTCATGCCCGTAATTAGTTATCAAATAGCGTTGGCTGATCGTAAACCGTTTTCATTTGTGGCTCAAGCACCTTAACAATCTGCACCCAATCACGACTTTCAACGGTCTTTCGGCGATGACACTCGACGCAGACCATTTGACATTTAGCAATCTCATCACGAAAACGTTTTTCAGGATCGCCTACCATTTTTGCAATCGTTTTATGTTTATCGTGACGATCCAAATGATCCATGTCAAACAGATATTCAAGACCCGGCACAACAAACTTGCGTTCACCGTTGTTATATAACGGGTGCAAAGCACACTCGCCGCGTAACAACTTTTCTGCAACCAATATTTGTTTATTTGTCTCGCGCCGCAATACGCGTATTTTGCCATTAGATTTATGTTTTAATCTTGCTTTATCACGCATTTGTTTTAATCGCGCTGGGTGTTTACCTTGACAACGTGAATTGCAATATTTGCGCGGCCTACTTGAACCAACTTGTTTAATTGTTGCGCTACACGTTGCACAAGTTGAAACCCAAACCGTGTTTTGTCTTGTCATTGTTGTTCACCTAGTTTTAGCGCGTCAATGACTCGACTCACGTCACGTTTAGTTAGATCGCCTGTCGTGTTGATCTGACGGCCAAGCACGTTGCTGCAATACTCTTTAAGTTTGTCTTGTGCAATGTTCTGCCCGTTAGCCAACGCACGCATCATGCCCAACTGCTTAGGCGTTGCATACTCCTGTACTGGTGCGTCGGGGAATGGCATCTCTACGTCGTGCATCGGCACAACAGGCGCTAGACGTGCAGGTGCTTGACGCTGTTGCGCTGTTTCAACCTCATCACGTGACGCAAGAGATTTGTTAGCCCCAATTCCCATATAAGCGATTGCGCGTCCAATGCAATGTGTAAATGCGTTTTCATTTTCACTCAGTTTGGTAAAACTGGTTCGACCGGGATATGGCTCACAACACGTTGCGACAACTGGTATCGGGTCATCAGGTGTACGCCAAATTGTTACGGTCGCTCGAATAAAACAAGATTTGTCGGGCATCTCTATAACTTCGCGCGCTGTTTCTTGTATGCGTAATTCAGGCCAACGCTTAAACGCCATTTGCAAACGTGTTGCCACGTCAACGTAATTGTCCATTGCAAAACTCATAGCGATTGCCATATTGTTAGGCGTTGCGCGTGATCGTGTTCGCCGCCACGCTCAGCAAACGTAATCTCGCCCGTGTTCTTAATAACGCCGTTACGTTGCGCTACCAGTAGTCGAGCGGTCATGCCCTTAGTAACCGGAAATGACGCGCCCAACTCGTACCAAACTTGGTCGGCTGTAAAGCGTGGCAACATACGCGCCATTTTGACAATGGCCGCATCAACGCGATCTTGTTGCTCGGGTGTCCATTTGGCGTTTGCGCTGGCTTGGCTTTCGGCCATCGCGATACGCATACGGTTTTTGTCGTGTTTAGTTAGCACGGTGCACCATGTTTTCTAAACGCTGTATTTCTACTTCGTTTTCGTTCAAGCGCAATTGCTTGATACCAATCTCAATGTCGCGCTCTTTGACGCGCTCGTCAAGATCGGTGATGATGCTCAACAAATATTTAATTTCAATACGTGTTTGGTTTAACACGTCAATTAGTTCTGCGTCGTCAAGTACGTTGCGGTCGTCAATCTCGTGTTGAATTGCTCGTAACGTGCTACGT